ATTTAAAAGTGTGTATGTTTTACCGGTTCCTGGTGGTCCTATAACTTTATATCTCATTAATAATTAGATTTCTCTCTATCTGTTAGTTTGTGTTCTATTCTTTTGTAGTGTAGCTGTGATACTCTACAAACTTTTAATGTTTTGCCATCAATGTTTAGTGAGTGTCCAAACTCTACAGAACATTTCTCTTTTAATTTCTGTGCAATCCTTTCTTCTGGAATTTTCCAATTAGTCCCTAGATGCTCGATGAAAGACTCAAATCTAAAGAAATGGTGTGCTTCTTCTGTAAGACATGCACCACTATTGATTTGACTTCGTTTCATAGCTTGTGGTCCATTAACACAATATTGATACAACTCTTCTTTTAATCTATCTGCTATCTGTGTTCCTGCAGGTGGTGTAATCTCTTGGCAATTGTTTCTTAATAACGTTAGTTTAGATCTCCAATCTTTTGGTTTTAATGGTTCAAAATATATTCCTGTCTGTTCCCATACAAAATTTAAAACATCTTTTTGATTAGTCATAAGTTTTGTATTAGGTATTGTAACTTCTACATTGTCATCGTTAGGCATAACAATATTAAATCTATACTCGGGGTCAGAATATTTTATAATTGCAAAATCTTTTATGTCTGGGAATGTAGTTATACCATCTGACTTTATTCCAAACGGTTTAGAATAACACAGTGTACGCATACATTTAGATTGTATAGGTTCTTCATAACAAGTATGACCTGCTGTGTCTTTTTTCCATGCAGCTATTTTACTGTCTAGTTTTGATTTATCCCAAGGGTCTTCTAAATAGTTGTAGTTTGCTTTTGCTACTTGGTCTGGCCATTTGTCTTTGTATTTCTTTTTTGCAAAAACCATGTAGTTATACATAAAACGATCTCTGCCATCATTTAATTTTTTCTTAGAACATAAAGCTAGACAAGGTGGTCCATCTTCAAACTCTGCATTTGTTCCTAATAATATATCTTTGTATGTGCTAGCAACTAACTCACTTAATTTTTCTTTATCTATTCTTGATTCGTTTGCATATTTTATAAAAGCCTCTAATGATAGTTTAGAATTATTCTTATCTACAGCATACCTAGTTGAATCACCATTGTTGTAGTATGGTAAGTTTATAAAATTACCTGGTTTAATATCTCCTTTGTCATCTTCCTTTAATTCTTTCTGCTTTGGAAAAACTTCTGTAGTAGAAGATAAACCTAGAGGAAGTAAAAAAGATTTAAATGCCTCTATTAAATCTATTGTTGGTATTGGTTCTTTTAGAAATAAATAACAATGTAGACCTCCGCTTTTAGAAAGTATTGGTATTAGAGGTAATTTGTATTGTTGAAATAATGCTAAGAATTCTTCTATTTTAAATTGACCATAATCAGGTGGGTCAATATCTATGCAACCAAATTGAACTGTTTTGTTTAATCTACAAGGTTGTATTCCTATAGAAATTTTTCCTTCTATATGATTTTTGTAATCAATAGAAGATACAGGTCTTCCTGCCCACTCATAATTAGGTTTTATTTTATTTTTGTTAGAGTCTAAGGAAGTTTTAGACATGTCGGCAATACCAAAATCACCTTCATACCCAGTAAATAATTTTATAAACTCATCAACCATAGCGATCCCTTATTATGGGCGGCTTCAGTCTCCCTATGACCGCCCACATTTCTCTTACGAGAAACTAATAATTTGATTTATCTTCCCCTGAAACTGTGGCAGCATTTTGCTGCGAGTTCTTTAAAGAGTTGTGAAAATCACGGGCCATTTGGTAGAGTCCAGCGTTGTCAACTTTTCTTACCATGTCTATATTATATCCATGCCAATTAAAATTGCTTCCTGCGTTCTCAACAGATTTTAATCTGTATATTCTTGAAAACATAGGTGCTGGTACAGCTTTGCCAGTTTTAGGATCTGTCTCAAATTGATCTTCCATTTGAGAATTCCATCCTCTACTAACTTTTAACTGAGTAGACTTCATAGTCATCAAAGCTTTCTCAGGTCTGTCTCCGTTAATAATAACAAAATGATTTGCTGTCTTGATAATCTCGTTACCATTTTTTAACACATCTTTATTGCTATTTTTGTTTTGAGTTGTTTCTGCCATAACGCTTGGACCCCTATCATTGCTGATTGGTCTACCTTCGCTTCTTTCAAAAGGTGCCCATTCAGGGTAAGTCATTTTGTAGAACACAGGAATAACTTCTATTCCCTTCTCCCCATCATACAGTTTTTTTGTAACTGTATTATAAAACATACCAGCTTCTGCCCCTTCGACATACTTTGCATGTTTTTTCTTTGTTTCATCTGACATACTTTGCAGTAATTTCAGAAAAGGTAAAGCAAGATCACCTTTGTCAATGTTCTCAAGACCCATTCCTGAATCTGCAACAAAGTCCAAAGTTGCTAATGCACCACCTTGTTTGTTTGCGACGTCTCTTGTTTCTTCGCTCATGTTATTTGCTCCTTGTTATTTTTGTTTTGTTTCCCTTAAACAGATTAAAATGTTCAGACGGAAGTTCTTCGTTTTTCTCAGAACGTTCTCTAAACAATGCTTTGAGGGTCATAGGTTCGACTTTCAACTTTTGGGTTGGTTCGAACCCATTCCCTTTTGCAAGGTCTGCGTATTCGCTCGCCTTGTTATCTTCGCCACGACCAAAGGAAACTGTAATCTCATTTTTAATAAGATCACCTAAGTCGTTTTCTCGAAGCCAGTTATATGCGCCTTCTCTTTTATCAAGAGGTATCGTAGCGCTGTAAATTTCTTTTACTTCTATTGCAGATCCATCAGCTAATTTCATAGTTTTCATTTTTAATGATTCCATTATTTCTGGAATTGCTAGTTGAGATATTTGATCCGCGTTTTGTTTTTTTAATTTAAGACGTTGTTCGTCTTGTTCTATTTCGTCTTCTAACTTTTGTAGTTTTATAACTAG